TCATTATCCTGTTGGTGGTGCAATACAGTTCATGCAAGGTGATAAACAAGATTTACGAAGTGATACTTTGACATTTAGACCAGAGGTTGGTAAACTACTCATGTTTCCGTCTTGGTTGAAACACTCAGTTTATCCTTTTGATGTGGACGGAGAAAGAAGAAGTATGAGTTTTAACGCATACTATGTGAGTAAAAAATGATATTAATTGATATGAATCAGATTGCACTTGCTAATCTGATGATGAACTTGAAAATGAATAACAATAAAACTGTAGACGAGAGTATGGTTAGACATATGATACTCAACTCTATTCGTATGTATAGAATGGAACATCATGATGAATATGGTGAGGTGGTTCTTACTTGGGACTCCAAACATTCGTGGAGAAGAGATTACTTCCCAGAGTATAAGGCTAGTCGTAGAAAGGGTCGAGAAGAGTCAGACTTAAATTGGGATGACATCTTTGGAACTCTCAACAAGATACGAAATGAAATCAAAGAAAACTTCCCATACAAATATCTTGAGGTGTTTGGTGCAGAGGCAGATGACATCATAGGTTTTCTGTGTGAAGAAAATAAAGATGAAAAGATTATGATTATCTCTGGGGATAAAGACTTCATTCAACTACAGAAATATCCAAATGTAAAACAGTGGAGTCCTATCACAAAGAAAGATGTCAATGGTTTCGATCCGACTATATATCTAAAAGAACACATCTTAAAAGGTGATACAAGTGATGGTGTACCAAACGTACTATCACCAGATAACACCTTTGTAGATGGATTAAGACAACGACCTTTGAGTAGAAAGAAAATTCAATCTTGGCTCATAGGTGGTGGAAGTAATTGGAATGATGAAGTGAAAAGAAACTTTCAAAGAAACTCAACTCTGATAGATTTGTCGAGAACACCAGAGGAGCTCAAAAATCAAATTAGATTAGAATATAATAACGCACCACATGGTGATCGTAGTAAACTCCTAAATTATTTTATGCAAAATAAACTTAAAGAGTTAACTGAAAACATTGGAGAATTTTAAATGGCAGGAATAACACTACTATTTTCAGAAATCCTTGACAAAGTACACAAGGCAAAAACAAAAGACCAAAAGGTCAAGATACTCAGAGAACATAACTCACCAGCGTTGAGGTCAGTTCTAAAGTCATCTTTTGACCCAAATATCAAATGGGTATTACCAGAGGGTGAAGTTCCTTATTCAAAGAATGATGCACCAGCTGGAACAGAACACACCACACTTGCAACGGAGTCTAGACAACTTTGGCACTTCATAAAAGGTGGTGATGGTCAGACACCACAATGGAAAAAAGAACAGATGTTTGTTCAGTTGTTAGAGGGTTTACACGAGTCTGAAGCAGAACTTCTAGTGAATGCAAAAGATAAAAAGTTACACCAAGTGTATAAGGGATTATCCACAAACGTGGTGTGTGAGGCATTTAACTGGAATGATAATTTTATGTTGATGTCATGATGGACGATAAAGAGATAGAGGAGTTGGTACAGAGTATCAACGAGGGGAAAGATGTAACGAACAATTCTATCTTTAGAATTATGGTCGCACTCAACAAAAGAGTAAAACAATTGTATCAACAGACATATAATCCACCAACTAATAATGACTTGAATAAATCAATCAATGACCTATCGAGTCGAATTAGTATCGTGGAGAATAAATTAAAATAAGATGGATATAGAAATAAACAAAAAACTCGCAACTGAAGAAGAATATGATTATTTGAGAAATTTACAATATAATCCTTCAAATATTCCTAATGTTAGTGTTCACTACGGAGATGTTCGAGCAATGTGTATTGAAAAATTATCATCTGCATATATTAGTCCAGATACAGTTTCATTCAATAATGTTGATGATAAAACGTCATATTTTCAATCTTTTTCTGGAGAGGGCTATATACAATCTTTTTCAAAACAACCAGAGAATAAGATATTACAATATGACATACCCATTGTCCAACCCACTGAATTGAAAAATGAAACAACTAGAAAAGTATATGTCAAGTTGGAAAATGTATTGATACTTGATGAGAAAGTTGGTGATTTTGTTTTACACTATAAACCTATGATTGAGTCAAATTTAGTTCTTGACATTTGAAAACGAATCATGTATATTAATAGTATAGTTAATAACAAGAGAGAGAGAATATATTATGACAGTATTAGTTGAAAAAAGTGTAACGACCCTAGAAGATGGAATAAAAAATTTACTTGAGTCTGCAAAGACAGATTACATTAATAGATATGGTGACGATGTAAACTCAGATGTCGCAAAAACAATGATTGATAGATTCAACAATGGTTTCGTTGTTAAGTCTGGTCAAAAGTATATTAAGATTATGTGTGAAAATGGTGGTTCTGCATGGGCATTTGTTGTGAAAGATGACACTGGAAAATTTAAAAAAGGTGACATCTTAAAGTGTGCTGGTTGGAATAAACCTGCCACTAACGCATCTAGAGGTAATGTGTTAGATGGTATGTATGAAATAAGTTGGACAGGGCCTTTATACCTGTCCTAAAGAACACGACCTATATGACGTACCTCTCTCAAACTCGCAAAACTCAAAAGTCATATAGGTCGTAGCGAGAGAACATGAAAATATATTGGAAACTACATAAGACAAAACTATTTTATAAAGACGTAGATGGAAAAGATACTTTCCTAATTGCAGAGGGTGGTAGTGAGGGAGAGGCTGCCGAAAACACAATAAAAGAATTTAAGATCCTACAAGAGATATATGGAGAGGATAAACTTCCGTTATCTAATATCACTCGTATGGATAAAATAGTTGACAATTAAAACGAATCACTGTATACTATAAATGTAATTGAGAGAAATATGTTTATAGAATTTAGAAATACCAACAAGAAAAGACAACGAACCATTGAGGATGCTCTCTGGTTCGCAAAGTCATATCTATTACCTAGACATAAGATTGATGAGATCGAGATTGAGTCTGTGAAAGATTTACACGCAGATGGCGATTGTTATGATGCAGACGATAGATCATACATTATCAGAGTCAATAAAGAATTATCAGAACAAGATTTACTTACCACTATCTTTCATGAGTTTGTTCATATCAAGCAACATATCAAGAAAGAGTTCGGTGGTGACGTATTCGCAATAAGTAATGAAGAGGTCGCATATAATGACAGACCTTACGAAGTAGAGGCATTTAGATTAGAACAAGAAATGTTAGAAGAGTATAATGCAAGTAATACCTAATTTCATAGAGGATGAACAAGTTCAACACGACATTAAAAATACTCTCACAAGAAATGGGGGGTTTTCATATTTTTATAATGATCATGTTGTATCTGAAAATGATTATTCTGATTTTTATTTCTTTCACTTTTTGTTTATAGATAATAATGTGCCTGAGTGTAGTCCAATGTTCGTAAAAATATTATCTCCAATCTTAGGTAGATTAAAGTTTAATTATTTGATGAGAGCTAAAGTAAACCTATACACTAAAAAGTCAGAGTTTATACAAACAGAAATGCACATTGATTCTGAAATACCACACATGGTTGGTTTGTACTCTGTCAATACAAATAATGGTTACACTTTGTTCGAAGATGGAACTAAAGTTGAGTCGATAGAAAATCAGATGGTTATATTTGATGGTAGTAGAAAGCATTGTAGTGTTGCACAAACAGACACTAATGTTAGAGTAAACATCAACATCAATTTTCAATAGGAGAGAGTAAATGTTATTAGAAACAGCATTCATATGTCTTGCACTGAATACTTATCATGAGGCGAAGAACCAATCACTGGTAGGTCAGATTGCAACGGCACAAGTAGTTATGAATCGTGTTGAAGACGAAAGATTTCCTAATACAGTTTGCGAGGTGGTCAAGGAAGGGCCAACTCGTCCATCTTGGGAAGACCCAAAGAAAGAATATCCAATTAGACACAGATGCCAGTTTAGTTGGCACTGCGATGGTAAGCCTGATACTCCTAAAAATGAAAAAGCGTGGAGAAAAGCACAAGACGTTGCATTTCTTGTTTTGTATAATAAAATACAATTGGATGTCACAGAGGGTGCAACTCACTATCATGCAAC